TTGAATCGCTGTCAAATCCTCACGCAATAGACCACCATCATCTACCTTAACTGGAAAGCTAAAGACAGTCGTAGAGTCTGGTTTAAGATAGCAAGGCTCACCGACAAAGCCAGAGGAGAGCATAAACTGTGTTAATGGGTCTTTGTTATCAGCCCTAACACGCCGTATGTAATACTTGCTATGTTGAGGATGAATCCCAGAAGCAGTACTGCAAAGCTGAGAAACTGTTCCTTCTGGTTTGACAGCAGTAACCGCCACAGACTGATTAATACCAATAGCTGCAGCAAATTCAATGTTAGTAGTGATAGCCACATCTCGTAGTCTCTCCAATCGTGCAGGTAAGTCTTCATCATCAGGGTTATTCAATAGTGGATTATCGCAGATGCCCGTCATCGAGACACCTAAAAGCGCCTCTTCCTTGGTGTTCTTTTCCCAAATCTTACGCAAGTAAGGAAACTCTGTTAGCGATGCTTGGAATGTACCAAGAATCGTTGCCAAGCGAATCTTATTCTCCAAGGTAGATACAGTATCGTAGCTACGAACAATACAACTGGAAAGATTACAAAACTGGTAAGGACGAAGGATAATTTCACTACAAGGGTTAGTGCCAAAAGCATAGGTTTCGTCTCTGCGACCATTCTTTGCTGCCTGTTTCTGAGATGCTTCACGATTAAATATTCCTCGCTCTCCAGAGTGTGATTCATAAATGCTTGTCCATTCACGCATAAACTGCCCGATACCGGGGGTTTCAGTATAGGTAGCAGAGTTGTTAGCCAAGGCTCGATGTCCATGTCCTTCCCACCATGCTCCTGCTTTAGCGTGTGCCATCTTATCGTCTGACAAATCAGACAAGGAAATCATTGCACTGCGCCTGACTCCACCCACAACAACAACTTCCCCGATTTTACAGAGAATATCGTGACACTCAATGGATGACAAACGACGACCAGTTGCCCCTCTAAACTTGGCAATAGTGAACTTAAAAAGTTCTTCCAAAGGTCCGGGTCCAGAAGCACGACCTCCGAATACTCTGAGTCTAGCCCCTGCAGGTCTAACTTTGGATATGTCATACCTTGGAACTTCACCAGAATATAATAAAGCAATGAGCTGTCTAAGTGATTTAGCCCATCCTTCTTTAGAATCCGACACAACAACAGTAGTTTGACTAGCGTACAACTCATCAGGGACTTCAGGTAATTTAGAAACATATTGTTGCTCCACAGAAAAACCGACACCAGTGCCACAGAGAAGAATGTACATTGCTTCGTCAAAGGCTTTGGGGTCGTCGATTGGTAAATATGAACAGTTAAAGGCGGCAACATTCTGCCGTTCTAGTGCTTGTCCTGCTGTCATCACTGCTCTCATTGATGGTACAACTTCAAGATTAACAACAGCAGTTTCTAACTCTTTTCGTAACTCAGGTGATAGTGTATAGTTTTGTTTCTTTTGTAAATGCTCTGTCATGAAATCAAAGTATCTTGCTACTGTTTCATTCCAGTGTTCTCTACGACCTTTATTATCTAAATAGCGACTGTAACGGCTCTTAGCAATAAAAGTGTTATAGGGACTCATTGTGTATTGTGTCATTGTTATTTAACTTCCTGTTCTAGTTTATCGGCGTGTTCTTCAATCTTGTCAGAAAACATTTGGACGATTTCTTCACTACTAATCTCTAACAACTCTAGCAGTGTGATTTCGTCCAGTTCTTTAAGACGCTCTTTAATCTCGTGCAGCAGTAAGGGCATCTTGTTCTTTCTTTATGAGGTAATCCAAATAGTGGCGGGCTTTCTCTAGGTCTTCAACTCCATTCTTGAATTTATAGCGAAGGATGTATTTTACCACATTTCCAGCCCAGTAGTCAAGACCCCATTCTTCAATGATTTCCCAAGGCTGGTGCGCTCGTTTGTAGTGATTACCACCGACCTGTCTTGAAAGAACATCGCCGGGGTCTTCCATTCCAGCCTCATATTCGGTTAATACTTCGTAACCATAGTGTGCTGGCATTGCAATTGGGTTATCCATGATGCTTTACCTCCACCATTTTCTTAGTAGATTTAGTTCCTTGTGACCAGCTTCCACAAGACTTACATTGATACCTTTGATAAGTACCAGTAGTTGACACTGCTGTTCCACGCTTTTGCAAATGCTCATGTCCACAAGTCGGACAGCCTTGAATATCACTGAATAAATTGCGATTAGGGGGATTTTTAATCCAAGGCAACAGAGTATTGTAAAGGTCTTCCAATAAAACAACATCTTGTATGTTGTAATCTTCCATGCGTTTCCAAGCATCTTTGTCTCCATTCATACATTTGACCCACAAAGCATGACCTTCGTGTTCGTGTTTCTTTCCTAATCCTAAGCGTTGTGCTACATAGTCCAGCTTGTTACTAGGAAACCTAAAGTTGCTACGAACAACACGCAGTAGGTCAATTTGTTTATAAGGCGATGGTGGATTAAAACGATGTAGTAAGAATTCCTTGTTAAGTGTAGGAATATCAAACTTAGTACCATTATAATGAACCACAGCATCTGCATCATTGAGAAGACCATGAATTCCTTTCAGCATCGTCTTAGGTCGGGACTGGTGTACAGAATCAAACAGTATCTCCTTCTGTCCTAGCCACTTTGCTGCGTAGCATAGGACATAAGAAGACTCCATCAACTGGTTGATACTGACATTCTGTTGCCACAGTCCCCAGACATGAGCAGTGTTTGGACTTGACTCAATGTCTAAGAGAAGTATTTTCAAGACCATTCCTTGTCTTCATCAGACTTCTCAAGGTCGAGTTCTTGCTGAGTATCAGGATTTTCAATACTATACTCTGCTGCTCGTGATAACATATATCCATGATTGCTAATAAACCGAAGTTTGTTTTTTACATCATAGCCATAAATGCCACTTAGGAAGTCTGCAAAGTCAAGCATCACCGAAGTCCATTCTGTATCCGACGAGTGAGCCACCGTCATCTCCATAGATTTCTCTTTTGGATAACCATATTGTGTGCCTTCATCATCGTACTCAGACTCAAAGCTAAATCGATAAGTATTAGTTAAATCACTCATTGTATTTCCTTTCTATCTTGCCATTAAATTAAATAAAACTTCTGCGTCAATTACTGCTAAAGGTTTACTACCATTCTGCTTCACAATAACAATCGGTTCGTAATCACCGTGAGACTGTGCTTGTTCATAATACTTATATACTGCAACTTTTGCTAGTGATTTACATTCAATTGATGCTGGAATTTCATCTTTAGCAAACTGAGACATCACAATGTCTTCACCATGACTGCCCATCGGACAACTGCGTAAGTCTAGTTCGCTTAGTTGCGGATACCTTTTTAGTAACTCTTTTACTACCCACTTTTGTAGGTTTCGTCCCTTTGCTTTCGCTGACTGTGGCTTCATTTAATACCTTTCTATCTTTAATCCATGCTTTCGGAATATGCATCCGAGCGTTTGTTTCTGTATCAGACCATGTGGATGCAATACAGATAGCTTCATCGGTTTCATGGACAAGAAAACCAACAGTAATACACTGGTGAATCTCGGCTTTAGCTTTCTCTTCCCATCCGGAGTCAGCAACAGCATCAATCCATGAGAGTTGAATTATATCTGGGGTAACTGCCACAGTTCATTTTCCTTTCGTTGCAACCACAATAGTTGTCCATTTTCTAATACACGCTTTTCATCGCCGTCATACGCTTTTAAGACAGCCTTGTAGAGTTCTGTTTCATTGGTACAGTCTGCTAGTATCTTCTTTGCCTTCACAGGTCCAATGCCTTTTAATCCAAGGATATTGTCAATTCTGTCGCCAGTTAATATCTGTGTATAAAAAGCCACTAAGCCGTCAAACTCTGAGACATAATACTTTTGTTGCTTGCGATAGTTATAATGCCAACCTCTAAACTGATTCAAGTCTTTGTCAATATGAACCATGATAGATTCATCTTCTGATACCGCATAAGCAGCGATGCCAACCGCATCATCGGCTTCGATTCCTTTGACGACTGTGAAACCCCAAGAGTTCACTAAATGGTCTCTAAGTGCTTGAAAATGCACAGGTTTCTCTGTAGTGCGTTGTCCTTTGTAGGGCGCAGTTACCGCTAAAGTATCTCGAAAGTTACCTTTGCCGGTTAGGAAACCTTGGTAATCTTCACATTCTAAATCCATACACAACTCAACCATCGTCTGCTCAAGTCGTGCAATAGCAATAGGCTCCTCTACATCGTTGCTAGAGAAGCCTACTGCGTAGATTAACGAATCAGCGTCAATCAGTGCTGTTATCACAGAATGTTATCATCATCAAGATTGTCGTCAGCAACATCGCCATCGGCGTTGTATTTAACTAAATCAGTAATAACAATCTTTGCCAATGAAGCTGAGACACCATTCTTGTTCTTCCACTTCCACTCGTATGGCTTAATAAGTGCGATTGCTTTAGAACCGTTACCAACAGTATCTTTTACTTCGTTGCCAGCTTTGTCGTAAGGCTGGATAGCGTAGTTTGACTTCACAGTCAAGAACCAACCCTTCTCAGGTTTGTCCTCACGCTTGCGTGGTGCAAGACCAATCTCTTCGAGTGCCTTGACTGCAGCATCGGATAAGT